CGGGTTTCAATCTTGCGGTAGCGGCTCATTTTGCTTTCCCCTTCTGCTCGGCCTGCACCAAGCCGGTCGGCAGTTGTTTGATGCGGCCGCCCTGGGCCTGCCACTGCTGCAGCTCGGCAGCCAGCTGCTCATGGCTGGGGCGGGGCTTTGCGGGCTTTTCCAGCACGCCGAAATATGTCGAGTTACGGGTCATGCGGCACCCCGCTCAAGCGTCACTCGCCGAAACTGGGCGGTGTGGGTGGCCACCGGGGACACGGATTCAACGCGCAGTGGGCCTGCGCTGGTCGGCACCAGCTCCCCCACCGAAAAATGGGAGGCGGCTGGCTGCCAGATCGTGACGCGCCCTAGTTGGCGCAAGGCTTCAAGGTCATTGGCGGACAGGTGGATCATTTCCGCCCCCTCGCAAAAAATTTTGCGCACTCGACACACTGATTCGAGCTGACATATCGCGTCGTGAGTCCATGGCGGAGACATGCGCCCCCGGTGTAGACAGACTCAAATTTGCGTTTGGTCAATTCCTTCTGAGCCAGCGGCACTGCGTAGGCCAGCGCACTCACCAGCGCGTCGGAGCCGCGGCCTGTGCGCTTGAAATCGCTTACACAGGTTTTGCTATATCCGGAGATGAGTGAGGCAGTTGTGCACATCCCGTGTGCCTGCAGGGCTTCGCGGATTTCTTCGAGGGTCATACGTAGCTCCCTGCCACCTGGATGGAGGTCTGAACGTCGGTGATTGCCTCAACAAGCCGGTCGCAATCCATCTCAATCAGGTCCTGCTCAATTTGAGGCATGAGGTCTTCAAGAATGCAGACCAGATTGGCAGCCTCGGTCGAAAGATCATCAAGGGCATCAAGCACTGCTGGTGCGTCACGATCGGCGATGACCTCCAGCTCCTCACATTCTTGTTGGCTTTCCAGCAAGGCATCGTCATACCGCTGGAGCAGGCTCAGAACTCGCTCAATGTCTGGAGTTGGGTTGTCGCACAGCCGGTTGATGGCCAGCAGGTCGGCGCTGTCTGCGATAGGGTTTTTGCAGATCAACTGGGGACGGATGGCGGGCAGTACAGTGCTCATACCGCACCCCCCGCAGCAGGAATCGGCCCCAGCATGCGGGCAACCCCGGCAGCTATCCGGCATATGCACCCCGGTCAGGCGCTCGGCCCAGCGGATTTCCTTCCGCTCGTAGTTGCTGGCCGGTGCGCCCTTGGCGATTTCGGTCAGGCGACGGCGGCTCAGGGGTGCAACGGTGGCAACGGTGTTGATCTGGTCGGCGCAGGGGCAGGCTTTGGTGCTCATGCCACACCTCCGACCACAGTCAGCTTGCCCCGGCGCTCAGCCATGGCAGCCAGACGGGCCATCCCAGCCGGGGTGATGATGGTCTGAGCGAAGACCTTTTCGCCCTGAACGGTTTGCCGGGGTGTGCTAATCCTCTCGGCCAAATGGCCGGACCTCACACGATCGGCATATGGGCGCAGGGCTTGAGACTGGTCCCGATACAGCCAGCGGCACTCAATCAGCCACTGAATGAAGGCCCGTTCAGGGATGGCCAGCGTTTTTGCAGCGTCACGAATGCACAGCTCGCCCTGGGCCTGGCTGATGCGGTCATAACCGGCGGCTTTGGGTTCAGCCACAACCAGGCGGGCCTGCTGCTGTTCCACCCGCTCAGCCAGATCAGCAGCCAGGCGCAGGGCCTCGGGCAGGGTCCTGGGGATGGCGGACCGTTCCAGCTCAATCCAGCGGTCGATGATCCTTGCACGCATCTCTGGGCTGTAGCCTGATGCGACAATCATCGTGTTTCGATAGTTGAGCAGAAATTCAGGGTACTGCTGTCCGTTCTGAGGATGGGTGTAGGGGGTCTCGTTTCCAGAAACGACACCCCTAGCAATCAATCCCCGCACGGTTTTCAGGACGCTGTCGTGTGTGGTGCCGACAAGCTCCGCAATTTCGCGGCTGCTCATGGTCTTGGCAGCGGTTGACAAAACGGGAAGATTCATGTTTTCATTTCCTCGGTTGTTGGGCCTTTGGCCCGTTGCTCCTCCGACCGTACGACTTGGTAATCAACGGTCGGAACAAGAAGCCCCTTCAGCAATGACGGGGCTTTTTGTTTCTTCTGATTCAGCAAAAAAAGTCCTGTAGTACATGGCCTGCAGGCGTCTTGCCTTGCTGGACAGCACTTCCTTTTTCTTGCCGGTCTTGATCTTGCTGACGCTGCTTTGAGCAATGCCAGCGGTCTTGGCGATCTGTTCCTGGGTGTGTCCTGCCTCTAGCAGGGAAAGCACCATGTTCTGCAGCTCGGACATTGCGCGGCCCAAAATATTCACTTGCCTGCAAGCTTATTCACTTATGAATTGACAGTCAATCACTTCTGTTGTACAAGTGTCTTAATATTCATCTTTGCATAAAGCACCATGGAAGCAACTCTCTTGGCGTTTGGGCTAGACATGAGCACTTCTTCCTATCTCACCCAGAACCTGCGCTATCTGATGCAGGAGAAGGGACTGACGGCTAACCAGATTGGTCAGGGTGGCGGACCATCGCAGCCGACCATCAGCAGAATCTTGAAGGGGAACAGTGCAAACCAATCCAGCATTGAGGCGTTGGCGTCATTTTTTGCCGTGCCCATGGCGGACCTGATTGGAAAGGATCTCCAGCACGAGGCACAGATCGCGGCTTTTGAATCGCCTAATGCAGGGCCGCTGCACAAGACCGTCACGGTCATTTCACAGGAAGAAAGCAAAAAGGAGGTATCGCTGATAATGCTGCCATCGCTAGATGTACAGGCAAGCTGCGGGGCTGGTCGGGTTGTTCTAAATCAGCCATCCATTGGGGATGCGGATGTTGGCCTGCCGGCAATCTGGTTCAATAGTCGGAAACTTGACCCGCAGTTCTGCGGGACATCCATCGCCCATGGCGATAGCATGAGTCCAACAATCCTGGACGGGGCTACCTGCATCATAGACTTCAGGCCGTCCTCTTGCGTCATCAAGGACAGCAACGTCTACATTTTTTGCTGGGGTGATGAGTGGTTCATCAAGCGCATCTTCAAGACGCAAAGCGGCCTGATGCTGCGCAGCGACAATCCAGACCGCAACCGCTATCCAGACAAGCATGTAGAGCGAGAGGCCATGAACCATGTGCGCATCCTGGGGCGTGTTGTCACGGCTATGTCTGACATGTGACCCTGACTGATCTACAGAAGCCCGGCCATTGAGCCGGGTTTTTTGTGTCTACTGTGTAAAAATATTCACTTTTGATCTATGCACTATTGACTATCTTAATTCACTATTGAATAATACACAAACCAAGTCGAGCGGCAATAGCCGTGCAGGAGCAACAATGAACCAATTCCGCGAATTCCAGGAGGTCGCGCACCGCGACCACCCCAACCCGCGCCCAGTGCGCCCCACACCGCCAGCCGCGCCAGCAGTGACCCGCCGGGAAGAAAGCCCGCTGCGCACCGCCCGCGACCTGTCCTTTTTCCTGTGCATGGCCAGCCTGATGATCCTGGCGCTCAACGGACTGCGGGGGATGCTGCCATGATGCTGCTGCCCTGCCTGCCTGACCTGCGCGTGACTGGCCTGTCCATCCCGCGCCCCGTGCTGACCCGCAAAAATGGCCATGCCATTGCCCGCTTTCCAGCCGGGCTGGTGCTGATCCTGAATTATGGGAATGACGAGGTTCGCCTCAGTGTGTCCCAAGGTCTGATTGGTGGTCGGTGCGCCCTGATGTCCTGTGACGACGATCTGGATGCTGAGTATCTGCCGCTTCAGCTCTCAGACTGCGGAACCTACTATTTTGGCCGGATCGCTGCGGCTCCAGATGGCCTGCTGCCCATGCCCGTGGGCACCACCATCGGCCTGACCGGCCCGCAATGCAGTGATCTGTTTGCCCTGCTGGAAGATGCCGTTGTGGACATGGCGCGTGCAGCGGTGAGCGAGGTGGCAGCATGAAACTGATCACCTGCCAGCAAGGCACCGCCGAATGGTTTGCCGCCCGCTGTGGCGTCATCACCGCGTCCAAATTCAAGGACGCCACCGACCGCTATGTAAAAGCCACCGCAGGCAAGCAGCCCGGTGACTGGAAGCCCTGCGCCGAACACTACGCCTTTGCCATCGCCGTGGAGCGCATGAGCGGCGAAGTGCTGGAGGACCAGTACCAGACCTACGCCATGCGCCGGGGGCAAGAGCTGGAAGCCGCGGCCCGCCTGCTGTACATCGAGCGCACCGGTGCAGAAGTCACCGAGACCGGCGTGGTGGTCACCGACTGCGGCAACTACGGCTACAGCGCCGATGGGCTGGTCGGCACGGACGGTGCTATCGAGATCAAAAGCCCCCTGTCCCCGCGCAGCATCCTGCCGGTGCTGGCGGGGGACCTGTCCGAATACATCGACCAGATGCAGGGCGGCCTGATGATCAACGAGCGCGAATGGTGCGACTTCGTGCTGTACACCCCGCAGCTGGCCCGTGCCGGCAAAGACCTGCTGATCCGCCGCGTCTATCGCAATGACGCCTATATCAAAACCCTCCGCGCCGACCTCGACCAGTTCAACGATTTGGTCTGGGACACCATTGCCAAACTCTCCGCATAAGGACCAAAAATCATGGCCGCAATCCGCGAAATCCAACCCCAAAAAAGCATTGCCGGACTCGGTGCCGTCCTGGCCACCAAGCTGAGCCAAATCCGCTCCGTCGTGGCCAGCCAGGTCACCCCAGAAAAAATGGCCCGCGTGGCCCTCAATGAACTGCGCCTGAATGACTATCTGGCCAAGCTGGCCATGGCCAACCCGGACAGCTTCATCAATGCCGTCCTGCAGGCCAGCCAACTGGGTCTGGAGATCGGCGGCGCACTGGGCCAGGCCTATCTGGTGCCCTACAAAAACGAGGTGAAGCTGATCGTCGGCTATCGCGGCCTGCTCACCCTGTCGCGCCGGTCCGGCTTCATCACCAGCATCAAGGCCGAAATGGTCTACGAAAAAGACACCTTCGAACTGGAACTGGGCATCGACACCAAAGTGATCCACAAACCCCGGCTCGACGGCGACCGGGGGGCACCCAAGCTGGTGTACATGGTGGCCCACTTCACCGACGGCGGCTATCACTTTGAATGGATGAGCATCGGCGAAGTCAACAAAATCCGTGACCGGTCTGCTGCCGTCAAGTCAGCCAAGAGCAATGGCAAATCCACACCGTGGGACACCGACTACGAACAGATGGCCCTCAAGACCGTCATCCGGCGCGGCTGGAAATTCCTGCCCATGTCGATCGAGATGCAAAAGGCCGAAGTGGTTGAACACGCGGCAGACACCGGCAAAGGCCTGGTCGTTGACGGGGACAGCATCGAAATCAGTGCCGAAGCCCCCGAAGCCGACGTGACCCCTGAGCCTGTCGAAGCCCCGCCCGCCCGCGTCACCCAAAAGATGCCTGACAAATCGGTCAAGGCCATCGCCAAGGAAATGGGCGCTGCGGCCGACATGGACACCCTGGATCGCCTGCATGAGACCCGGGTGGCCCCGTACACCAACACCATGACGGATGACCAGATCGACCTGCTCAATGCGGCCTATGAAGCCGCAGAATATCGCATCAACGCAGCCGCCCAGGCTGAACCCGTCCCGGCCTCCACCAGCCCAACGGCTTCTGCCGCACCGGCTGCCGCCGCCCCTGATTTTGAATGGGAGTGATCGCCATGCACCTCCAGTCCCTGAAGATCAGCAACTACTGCGGCATCCGCCACCTTGACACCCCGATCAGCAGCCCTGTGCTGCTGGTCTCTGGGCCTAACGGCTCCGGCAAGTCCAGCCTGCAGGATGCTATCCGGCTGGTGCTGACTGCACAGCTGGGCCGGGTCAGCCTCAAAAAAGACGCCGCCGCCCTGATCCGCGAGGGCGCAGAATCGGCTGAGTGCGCCATCACCGCAGACGGCCAGCCGCACCGCGTGACCATTGCCCGCACCGGAAAAATCAGCGACAGCCTGGCTGGAACGCAAGAGCATCCGGCCCTACCCTACGTCCTGACCCCGCGCGCATTTGCCAACGCCAGCGCAGACGCGCGCCGGGTGCTGCTGACCCAGATCACCGGCACCAGCGCCAGCCCCGAGCTGATCGCCCAGCGCCTGCGTGAGCGGGGCATCGATGAACAGCGGGTTATGCTGGTGCATGGTCTGCTGGCCGCCCAGAGCATGGACACCGTAGCCAGCCATGCCAGCGCCAAAGCCACTGAAGCCCGTGGGGCCTGGAAAGCCATCACCGGCGAAGCCTACGGCGACAAGAAGGCTGCCGGGTGGCAAGCCCCCAAGCCTGTGATCGACACCGCCATTCAATCCCGGCTGGAAGGCGAGCTGGCCCAGGTTGACGCCGATCTGGAATCCGCCATCGGCCAATTGGCCACCACCGAAGCGCAGTTGAGCGCAGCGCGGCAACAGGCTGCCGAACGCAGCCGCCTGCAGGACGCCCCGGCACGACAGAAGCGGATCACCGACAAGCTGGCCATCGACCGGGCCGAGCTGGAAAGCTGGACCGCCAGACTGGCCGCCGCACAGGACGAACTGGCCGGCATCACCCGCACCCCCGACCTGCTGGCTTGCCCCTGCTGCGCCGCCCAGCTCTACCTCGATCAGGGCCAGCTGCACGCTTGGCAGCCGGCCAAAGTCCAGTCCCAGCCCCGCCACAGCGCGCAGGACGTGACCGAGTACCAGCAATCCGTCGCCCTGTACAGCCGTGCCATTTCTGCGGGTGAACGCGATTTGAACCAGGTGCAGACTGACGTGGCCAGGCTTGACGCGCTGGACAGCAGCAGCATCGACCAGAGTGCTCTGACGGCCAATATCGAGGCCCTGCGCAACCGCATCCAGCGCCTGCGCAGTGAGAAGGTCAGCCTGACCAAAGAGCTCAATGACGCCATGCAGCTGCAGCAGCAGGCCAAGTTTGCCGATACAGCAATCGCCAAAGCCGCCGCCTACCACCAGGATGTTCAGCAGTGGTCGCGTGTGGCAGAAGCACTGTCCCCCAGCGGCATCCCCGCCGAACTGCTGGCCAGCGCACTTCGCCCTCTCAATGACCTGCTGGCCCAGTCTGCACTGGACACCGGCTGGATGCAGCCCGCTCTGGACGCTGACATGGCCATCACCGCTGGTGGCCGCGCCTATGCCCTGCTGAGTGAGTCCGAACAGTGGCGCGTGGATCTGCTGTTGACGGTCGCCATTGCCGGCCTGTCCGGCCTGCGCCTGGTGATGGCGGACCGGTTCGACGTGCTCGACCTGCCCAGCCGCGGCCAGTGCATCGGCTGGCTGCAGCGCCTGACTGGGGCGGGCCAGCTCAACACCGTGATCCTGTGCGGCACCCTCAAGGCAGTGCCGGCCAGCACGCCAAAACTTCAAACCCTGTGGCTGGGCCGCAAGGCCCTTAGCGAGGTGGCATGATGGCCAAAAAGACTCTCAACCATTTGACCGCTGAAGAGCGCGCCCTGCTGAAGGGGCAGTTTCTGGCTGCGCCCATGGATGACCTGTTTGAACAGGAAGCCGTGGCATTGTACCTAGGGTGCAGCACCAGCCTGCTGCAGCACTGGCGCAGCCATGGCGGCGGACCCGCATTCTCAAAGATCGGCCGCACGGTCAACTACTGCAAGCGTGACGTGGTGGAATATCGGCAATCAAGAATCGTCCACCACACCGCAGCCTATGCGCGTGCCTCCTAACTCAGCTTGAACTTCCCCTGGTAAATATCTTCGATGCGTTGCATGGCAGCACGAAGCTGCCATTCAAACACCTGGACATAGCCTGCCGTCACATCATCCACCGTGTGATTGAGTAGCCGCTTGATGGTGTACTGGCCCATATCCAGCGCATTCGCAAGCGTGCTGAAGGTACGGCGCAAGTCATGCAACATGATCGAGACCTCGGCACGCTGATTGATCGTCCCTAGGGCATGGGCAACGCTGGTCAGATGGCCGGTCTTTCCACGGCTTGATGCAAACACCCATTCAGAGTGGCGCCGTGCGTACCGTTGCTTCAGCATTGACCATAAAAACTCCCCGACTGGCAGTTCGTGGTCCTCACCATTCTTGGTATCAGGGAAGATCACCAAGCCCCTCTTGATGTCCACCCGATCCCAGCGCAAAGCCTCCGCTTCGCTGCGCCGACAGCCAGTCAACATGCAGAACAGAATCAAATCCCGAGCCGAATCCCTGGTCCCGTCGTCTCTGAGGCTGGACTCATCCCGATAAGCCAACACCGCTGCCCAGTACACGGGCAGATCCACCTCACGCAAATGACCTTTGCGACGCTTGATCCGGTTCCATTTTTGCTTGGCCTTCAGGATTGCTACAGGGTTTGGCAAATTGATCGGGACCTCAGCAGTACTGTAGTGGACCAACGCATGGTTATACACTGCCCGGAACACCTGCATGGTCAGGTTGGCCTGTGAAGGACTGTAGGCGGTCAGCTCCTGATGCCGCCTCTCCACATCATCCCGGAAAATTTCAAAAATCGGTTTCTTTTGCCAATCAGGCAGGAAGCTACTCATGCAGTGTGTGTAGGTCTGTACGGACAGCGGCTTCAGCTTTCGATCTTCCAGATAGACTGCAAATGCATCAGCTAGACTGGGGTTGGGTGGTGGCTGCACGACGGCCTCGGCCTTTTTCACCCCCAATTTCGCAAACATCAGTCTAGCCTGCTCTCTGGCCTGTGTCGCCGTGTACTGGGTATGCGGCCCAATTACCACACGGTACAGCTTCTGCTCCAAGCGCCGCTCAACAATGTAAATCTTCGATCTTGACGTGACTCGCACTGCAAACCCGATCAACTCCGAGTCACGGTAGATCTTCTGCCCCTTCTCGACCAGGGGCAGACTGTCTACAAAATTTTTGTTGATCTTGGGCATAAAGACTGGCTGCAAACACTGACAGTCAAAAGCCTAACCAAAAAACACCCCTCCAGTCTACAAAGAGTCTACAAAGCACAAAAACCATTAAAAAAAATTCATGAATATCAATTATTTGATTGAACTTCTCCTAAAAACGCCAGTTCTGCCTTGGTTGTCAACCTCAAGAAGCTGTCCCCTAGATACACCAACAAATGCCAACAGTTGCGTTGTCATCCAAAAAAAACATAGTCCCATGTACGGACAAGTACCAACATGGTGCAACAATCGTGTAGTCTACAAAGCAGTCTACAAAATTTTGTAGACTGGGTTTAGGCATGCCCTATCTATCCAGAGACTGAGTGCACCCGCACCTAGATGGCTTTGTGACAGGAGGTTGAACATGATCCGGGCATTGATGCTGTCTGCCCTGCTGCTGGCCGGCCAGGCAACCGCGGCTGACACAGCCAGCAATCCGTTTGGAACCACACTCTCCCCGCCAAAGCCCGCCCAGTGCGGGCTTTTTCATGCCCCCGCCTCAAAGTGCATCCAGTCGTAGTCACGCTCGCGCCCGAGGCTGACAAAGCCATGCCGGTAGAAAATATCAATCATGGCCTTGTACTCAGGCCGGGCAAATCGGGCTGTTTTGTGAGTCTCGCGCAGCTGGTTGCGGGCCGGGTCAAGGTCAATGGCAATGCCCCAGCTGTGGCGTGACCAGTCTGAACCGCCGCGCATGGCCCGGAATGCGAAGCAGCCACCGTACAGGTCGATCCCCAACTGCTGGATCTTCGGCAGGCCGTACACCTGCAGGATCTCGGCAAAGATAGCTTGTAGCTGCTGTGCAACCAGCCGATGGCAGCGCAGCTTGCGCACTGTGGTTTTTGGGTCCCATGCAATGCGCATGGGATACGGCAGGTCGATGGTGACCAGATAGACGCCTGCTGCGTCCGGCTGGCCGTATCGCTGCTTGATCTGTGTCGTGCTCAGTTGTGGCATGAGGCCTCTCCAAAAAAGAAGCCCGCTCAGCGGCGGGCGACATGCGGCTTGGTGCGTGGTGGCGGTACTGGACACACCTTGGGATGGCGCAGCAGCTGGCGCTGGCGCTTGGCCGTGGCCCAGACTGCGAAGGCCTGCCCAATTGCTGCAGACAAAAACATGCCCTGAATCGACGGACACAGCGCCGACGCAAACGCGAAAAACCCGCACAAAAACCGCAGGAACTGCTCCCAAAAAACAGGATCGTCCTCTGTGCAGATCCACTGGCTGTAAAGCGATTTTCCAGCAATCCACATGTGCACCAGCCCCAGCACCAGCAGCGCCAGCCGAGCCGTCATCAAAAGATCAATTTGCATCGTTGCTGCCCCCAAACTGTCCGACCTGCCGCCCCTGCACCAGCAGGATCAGGATCGGGCCGGAGAACGCCCCGGCGAATGCACTCACAGCAATCCCCAGGCCCAGCCACAGCTGGCTGGAGGCCGCAACGGCCCAGCCAAAGCCCATCACCAAGCTGGTCAAAAACCGCGCCCACGTTGGCCACAGCTTCACCGTTGCAAACCGGACCGGAGGCTCCACCCGGCAGCCCACCGCCGCACCGATCAGCGTCGCCAGCGCCGCTGACGCCACAGACAGCTCCCAGCTGTAGTGCGCTGCCCACTGCTGCCCAGCACCTGCCCATGCCAGCACGGGCACAGCCAGCCCCAGCGTCAGGGTACTGACATGCAGCAGGATGTACGCAGGCAGTGGCAAGATAATCCGCCCCATAACTTCCCTCTCCATAAAAAAAGCCCCCTATCAGGGGGCATCAAATCGTTACGGCCAGCTCAGGTGAGAACAACCACCCTACGCCGCCCCAAACATCCTGCGCCGCGACGCGCAGGTAATAAGTTCCCGCCGAGAGCCCGCCCACCGTGGCCGTAGTCCCCGTGCCAACCCATGCCGGGCTGGCCAGCGCCGGATCGAAGCCAGAACTGGTGGACACGCACAGCACATAGTCCTGCAGATCCACGTCATTGCAGGCGGACCAACTGGCCGTGATGCTGCTGGCCGTGGTGGTGGCCGACAGTCCCGAGACCGCCACCGGAACCGGATTGCTGACGGCCAGCTCGGCATAGCTGCCCACATCGCCCCCGGCGACCGCTGCCACCCGCACCGTGAATGACCGGGCCAGCCCATCGGCGCGCGCCTGCTCCAGCGAGTAACCAGCCCCAGGGCTGGTGCTGCTCACTGTGCGCTTGGTGGTGCCACCGGACAGAATCTGCACCGAGTAGCTCTCCGCCCCATCGACCGGCAGCCAGATCACATCAAAGCGGGTGCCGGTGAATGGCGCCTGCAGGGCCAGCCCGGCCACGCTGGCCAGCGCACCACCGGCCAGCGTGTGGCTGTAGGCGGTGACGTCGGCGAGCGTCTGCATCCGCTCCATGACCGAGTTGAACGACAGGAACTTCAGGAAGATCGTCTGACCGACCAGATCGCGCCGGAACCCATACTGGAACAGCGCCTTGTCGAGCCTTGCGAACGGTGCCCCGGCTGGATGGTCCGCTGCCGCCCCACCCTGCCGACCGCGCAGCACGCCGGACAGCGCATAGCTGCCCGCCGCACTGCCCAGCACCGCCCCCTGATAGCTGACCAGTTCGCCGCCCACATAGCACAGCGTGGCTTCGGCCTGCGCCTCGATCAGCGTCCCGGCATGGATCTCCTGCCCGGTATTTAGCTGGACCTGCAGGGCCGTATCCGCAGCCGCCACGGCATTCACCAGCGTGCCGTAGCGCGCACTGCCGAACACCACCCCGATCTGCTCATAGCTCTGGTCATCAAAGCTGGCCCAGACCTGAGCGCCGCCCCAGTCATCGCCGCCCGCGACCGCACACCAGACCTCCGTCGCCCCGCCCGTCAGCGACAGCGGCGGCTCGAAGATCAGCGGCGCAAAGACGCTGCCCGGGTCACTGTATGCGGCCGCATAGCCCCCGCTGCCCTGCCCGCCGTAGTCCTCAGCCGTCATCACGGCCGCCAGTTCCTCTGCGGTGACCGTCAGTTCGCCAGTGGCCGCCTCCTCGATGCGCGTGATCCGCACCGGGAAGTGATCCAGCCCCAGGCCCGGATCGGTCAGTGTCACGATGTCGCATGGCTCCAGCAGGCAGTAGCGCCAGCCGAGCCGGAACTCGTAGACATTGCGGATGTAAAGCTGGCGCTGTAGCCGCAGCTGGGCCGAACGCCGGGCCGCACCGGCATCGCAGAAAAAGGCGCATTTCTGTGCCCCTTCCGAGCGCAGGCCGTACAGCTCGATGTTGGCCTGGTCCTTGGCCTCGACCGTCTCGGTGTTGTACTGATTGGCCCGGTTCACAAACTCCACGCGGACGTGGTTGTAGGCGTCCGACTCGCGCTTGCGGGTCACCCGCACCGGCTCATCCTCCCCGAGAAAATCATCGTCGGTCAGGTCATAGCGCACCGGCATCGAGGGCGTGTAGCTGGCCCCATTGCCGCTGGCCGACTCATCCCCCAGGGGTACGAACTGCAGCTTGCCGGCACTGGCAAAAACCCGTGCATTGCAGGCATCGAGGATCTCGGTGATGACCTCATGGGCCGACCTCTGCTCGGTGAGCGCCGGACTGACCAGCAGCCCGGTGGCTCGGCAGTAGGCCGATAGTGCCGACAGGTCCCCCAGCTGCGCGGCCGGATAGCCTGCGCCGTAGCGGGTGTTGGTCAGCAGGTCAGCCAGCACCACCGCCGGGTCGGCATCGGGCACCGTCTCCGACAGCCGCGTCGGCATCTGCACCTCGAACGTGTGATTGTCCAGGCTGGCCGTGCCGCCGAGGTCATAGCTGCCACTGGCCAGGTAGGCCGTGCTGGGATAGGCCAGCGCCTGATCGGCATGCTTGCTGACCAGATAGCCCCAGGGCGACTGTGCCGGCGTGCCCGTCGCCAGCTCCAGCCCCAGTTGCTGGATGGGAGTTTGTGCCGTGGTGGCCCCACCGCTGGGCGGCTTGTCGGTGAGCATGTCCTTGCCCTTCCAGACCCGGGCCACGCCCAGCAGGGGCCCCTCGCACAGCCCCAGCATCAGCGCCGCCGCGTAGGTGTAGGTGGTGTTGCTGGTCTTGACGCTGCCGCCCTTGCCTCCGGCCTTCTGGGTCGTGGTGTGCGCCGTGGCCTTGAAATCCCCGTACCAGATCAGGTTGGCGGCCAGCCGCTGGGTGCCGTAGACCACCGGCACCGCCACGCCATAGGCGCTGGTCTGGATGCGCATCGAGGCCAGCCGCTGCTCGCTGTTGCTGATCGTTGGGGTGCGAAAAATCCCGCTCATGCTGCCCCCCGTTTGATGCGCCACCAGCCGATAAGGCGCGGGCCGAGCTGGCCCTGGGTGCCGTTGCCGAGCACCACCCCCTGATCGCGGTACGCGTGAATGATCATCGGCCAGTCCACGACGATGCCGCCGTGGCTGACACACTTGCCGAACCGGTACAGGGCAATGTCGCCGGGCTGCGGGTTGTCCACTTGTTCCGAGTACTGCTGCACCCAGCCCATGTAACGCTCATCACCCTGATGCAGGTGCCAGTCCGGTGGGTATGGGCGCGGGTCGATCAGCGGGATCAGGCCGCAGGCGTGATAGACCGCGATCAGCAGCATCCCGCAGTCCACCCCCACACCCAGTGTCATGCCCTGATGGTGATAGGGCGTGCCCAGCCAGCGCTGCGCCTCAGAAATGACTTTCATATCCGCGCTCCATAAAAAATCCTCAAAAATCAGGCCCATTGAATCAGCAGGCGGGGTTTGCGCTGCCATCAAAACAAACTCGGGTGGTAGCTGTACGGACTTTGCTCGCCCAACTCGAATTTCAGGTCCTTAATCTCAACGGTATGGCCAATCAAACTGGCTGCATACTCGCCCTGATTTAATCGCACACCGATCAGGGACCTATTCCCCACACCATTGCTAGTCGGGGGAATTAAACCTGTGAAAACAAGCTGCTGCCAGACATTCGGCTGGGTGTTGATCTGTCGGTAGACAAGCTGATTACTGTAGTTCCCAGTCGCCCCGAAATACAAATATAGGCGGATATGGGTTAGAGACGTGAGTAGCCAAAAAGAGGCAGTGTAGGTTTTGGTGGTGTCGTAATCACTGACACCGTTGGCATTGGGGAGCAGATTCTGGGCCAATCCGCTAACCAAATTGTTGGTTGCTACCTGCGTAACAGTTAGTCTACGATGCTGCCCTTTGGCGTCCAAAACATTTTGGCTATAAACCCCGTGGTCATTGAAGAAGTTTGTCAACAGCCACATATTCCGCCCATAAATTTTGTGCTGGGCATTAAACAAACTTTCGACGCTGGCATTTGCGTAATAAAGCGAAGCATTTGATATTAGCATCACTCACCCCACAATGACGTACAAAACCGAGGCGTCATTTTTTTGCGCTGTAGTCAGTGCATCATACTGAGCCTTGGTGAGCTGCTGGATCGAGATAATGGTGGGTTTATTGGTCAAATCGGTGTAACTGCCACTACTTGCAACGGCAGCCAGCCCAGTAATCTGCGCCTGCAATTTTTCCAGCGCCGCCAGCAGCGTATCCGCCGCAGCGATTGCAGTGGCCGAACCGGATGCAAGGCCGGTCAGCAGTGCGGAAGTCACCGCCGCCCACGCCGTGTCGTAGTCCGTGCCACTGGCTTTCACCAGCATCTGCCCTGTGGTCCCGCCCGCAGCGACACCCGGACCTGCCGGGCCGGTCGCACCCGTGGGGCCTTGAATGCCTTGCGGCCCTTGCGGCCCAGTTGCGCCGGTCGGGCCTTGGATGCCTTGCGGCCCCGGTTCGCCCTGTGGTCCTGCTGGCCCGGTTGCACCTGCTGGACCAGTTTCGCCCTGCGGCCCTTGAACGCCCTGAATGCCCTGCGGGCCGGTGTCACCAACCGGACCTGCCGGGCCTTGCTCGCCCTGTGGGCCTTGCGGGCCGGTGTCGCCAGTCGGACCTTGGGGGCCCGTGGCCCCATCCGCCCCGCGCAGACCGGCAATCACCGCCGCAATGGGCATCCGGGCCTCGCCGAGGCGAAAGGTCTGGCTGTCTGGGCTGTAGGGCAGGTTGGGCAGGCGTACCGCAATCAATCGTTTCATGGCAGCGGCTCCTCCACCAAAACCCCCTCAAGTTCCAGATGCTGCGGCACCCCCTGACGGGTCACGCACAGTTGGTAATACAGCTGGCCGATGGGCCAGCCCGTGGTGTCCTGCACCGTGACCTGCACCAGCCCCGGCGACACCGACTGATCGGCAATCGTCGTGACCGCCGTGGCCACGTGCTTGCTGCGCGTACCCACCCGGCATGTCACTGTGTCCCCCGGATCGAGCGGCTCGGGCTGGCCAGTCGCGGCATCGAGCAACACCACCGCGTCATGCAGCGGGTCACCGCGCCAGAGTCTGAGCGTTTGTTTTGGCATGTCCTCTCCCCATAAAAAAGCCCCGGCTGGGGGATTTGAAATCAGACGGTGATTCCGGCCTGTGCCAGCACGATGGCCCGTGCCCAAGCCAGCACGTCGGTCATTTCCTGAGTCGTCAGGGTGCGGCTGAACATGGCAAAAAAAGCGATGTCGGTCTGGCCACCGCGCGCAAAATAGTCGGAACCGACCCGCAGATAAGCATCCGTGATCAGGTGGGTGTTGGTGCTGGATCCCTGCACCACCCCGCCGGTGGTCTGGTTGGTGAATTTGGTCCCGGCATTGACCGGAATTTCGTGGGTGTACAGCGCCCAGCTACCGTTCGTGCTCTGCGTGATGGTCTGCAGGCCGCTCTCGATGGTGCCGTTGCTGACCTGCCGCTGCGCCCCGGCCTGCACAGTGCCGTTGCCCTGCGCCATGAACACACCGCCCGAGTAGTTGGCCGGGTTGGACCCCACCAGCGGGTTGTTATAAGTGCCGTACAGCGAACCGGCCTTGCTGCTGACGCTGCCGTCATCGAGGAAGCGCCCAACCGCGATCAGGGTCTGGCTGGCGGCTTCTTTGGTTGCGGTTTGCAGATAGTTGGTGCTGGCTTTGAACGTGGTGTAGCCCGCCGAATCCACCGGGCTGCCGACAATCGTCGGGTTGCTTTTTCCGGCAATGCGGTTAAACGCCTTGTTTCCGCTGGTTCCCATCAGCAGCAGGATTTCGCAGCCTGTCACCGGGGGCACGATCTGCGCGGTGGCAGGGATGTTGGTCACATCATTGGTTTTGATCAGCATGTCGGGGTCCTCATGCGGTGGTGATGGCTTGGGTGAAGGCGCGGAACATTTCGGCATACCCGGCGTTGTTCGGGTGCAGGCCGTCGTCGAGGTAGCTGGTGGTGCTGCCCGCAGTCAGCTCGTAGGCAGCCGTGGCGGCGTAGAGGTCCACGAACGACAGGCCCAGCTCGGTGGCCACGCGATAGATCGCATCGCGCGCGGTGCCGGTGCTGTAGTAGTAGGCCGCGTTGCCGGGGAAATCGAACTCGGGGGCAGCTTTGGGCGGTGCGGACAGGCTGATTTTCACCGCAGGCCGGTTGGCCTGAATCCACGCGATGATGGATTTCAGGTTATCAGTCAGATTGGTGACGCCTTTGGTGCCCCGGTCATTGGTGCCCAGCTTGACCAGCAGATGGGTGGTGTCGGCCGGCACGGCGTCGCTCAGAATCACCGGGCTTGCGGTGGGCAGCCATGTGGCGGTGCTGCTGCCGCTCAAACCGTTGTTGCGCAGCGCAATCAGGCGGTTGTGCCGGATGCCCTGCACCCGCAGCGGATAGGTTCCGGTGTTGACGATTTTGAAAGTGTTGGTGCCGAAGCTCGGCGCGGTTGCACTGGCCACGTTGTTGTGGGTCAGGCTGTCGCTGTAAGTGTTGATCGTCTGGGTGCCGGAGCCGTTGCAGTCCAGTGTGAAGGTGCTGGCCGCGTCCGCGTTCTGGCTTTTCCACAGCACGTCAACGTTGTCCCCATAGACAGTGACGCTGGCGTACCCGCCAACCGGGATGTCGAGCGCCCGACCAGACAGCGCATAGGCATCAACCGCCACGGTGCAGCCTGTCGATTTGGTGATGCGGGTGTCCAGATTGCAGAACTGCGGCACCCGGTAGCCTGCAAACCCGCTGTATTTGTTGGGGTCGGCATTGGCCGGGCTGAATCCCGCCACCAGTTCTGCCGGATCGCCGGTCTGTGCCCCGGCCATCATGCCCAGCCAGCGTCGCAGCAGATTGATATAGCTGCCGCTGGTGTAGTTGTTGCGCGGGTCGGCCAGTGTTTTGTTACGCGGGGTGGCGGTAGCTGTACCCGTGGCACCGATGCCCCAGCAAATACTGTCCCCGATGGCGGTGACCACGACGGATTGCAGCGGGTTGCCCAGGTCAGCCAGCAGGCCCTGCAGGGCCGTGGTGGTCACCACCGGGGTCGGCGTGGGGGTGGGCGACACCGACCCGCTGCCGGTGCTGCGCGAGTCGTACAGCACCTGGCCGAACTTGCCGACCACCTGCACGTACCCCAGCCCGTCGTTGATCAGCTCCAGGCCCACCGTGCCCAGCTTGACCGTCCCGGCGATGCTCATGTCAATGCCGCCGCTGCCCAGGGTGATCCCGTCCTTCGTGATCCGCACCCCGGCCAGCGGCATACTGATTCCGCCGTACATGTCGAGGCTGATCAGCGCAGCCCGCAGGGCATTCAGCAGGAAAATCCCCCCGCTGGTGGGCGGGTCCACATCGACGATCGTTTTGCGGTCCGCGATGGCCGCCGCCTGCGCTGCGGACTGAGCGGCATTGGCTTTGGTGGTTGCATCCGTTGCTGCAACGGATATTGCCGCGGATTGAGCGTTATTGGCCTTTGTGGTGGCATCTGTCGCTGCAGCACTGATGGCAGCGGCCTGTGCAGCGTTTGCTTTTGTGGTGGCGTCGGTGGCTGCCGCCGCGATGGCCGCCGCCTGCGCCGAATTCGCTTTGGTTGTCGCGTCGGTTGCTGCCGATGCAATGGCTTGCTGGGATGCATCCAAAAACGCTTCCAGGCCGGACTTGAACCCGGAGACCGTTAAAGTATCGCCGGTCAGCTGATCCTTGGTAGGAAATGGCATTTTTCTCTCCAAAAAAAAACCGCCCGAAGGCGGTCATAGACAAAGAGCTGTTACACGGCTGTCTCCGGCACAGGTACAAACGGGAACCCGCGAAAACGAGCCAAATTGTTGAATCGGCCTAGACAGGTGGCCTTGGTTTTGTCACAGCCCGCATAGATGCGGAGTTGATCACCGACGGCCGGCGGTGTACGCAGCGACAGTGACAGCAGCAGCGAGCCGCTGTCATGCCGCCGAATCGTGCGCCGCACTCCGGCATTTGCCCCGGTCAGAAACTCGGCCACCCCCTGGGTGAAATACCCCGCTGGCTGGTCCAGAGAACAATTGATCTGGCGAATCGTGCTGCCTTCGGCTGCCGAGGCCGTGGCCATGAATGCTGTACGCGACAGGCCGCAGCCGCCGTCATACAGCACATTGAGGCAGCCGGGCTGGTAGACATTACGCGGGATCTGCACATCCAGCAGCTCAAGGTCCGAAAGCACCGACAGCCGCGCTTCATAGCGCGAGAATTCCTGCTCAGCCACCCGCCCCTCAAACAGCGTGATCACCCCGGCGCTGGTGTCGGTCGGCGTGCTGTCGTCCATGAACACCCGGTCAAGCCGCAGCCGCGCGCCATCCAGCCCGCCGTTGTGCAGCAACTGCATGAATGGCACCCCGGCCAATGCCTCTGTGTTGGTGGCCATAATCTCGACCGACAGAGAATCCACCTCCACACCGATGGACTGCCGGATCTCGGAACGGGTGATGATCAGACCGTCGGCCACGTAGATCTGGCCTGCCACAGTCAGCGGCACGTCGTAGTTGGTGAATCGGTATACGCCCCCAGTGGCGACGCTCAGCGTGTACAGGTCGGCCATCAAAAACTGCTGGGCATCCAGCAGTGCAATCAGTTCTGGACTGGCTGTTTTCATATCTTCCCGCTCAGCGACCCGATCAGGTCGATTTTCTTGGCCTCCCACAGGCCCCCGGCAAAATTGCTGTACTCCTGCTCGTCATCGACGAAGCGGCAGCGGTAATAAAACCGCCCCGTGAAATAAATGGCCTGTCCCGCCTCCGGCGGTCGGCTGAAGGTCAGTACCCCGGCCGGGCTGCAGGTTGGCGTGGCCCACATCGGCGAGGTCGGCTCCCCATAGAACGGGGTGCCCGCCTCACTCCACATCGGCATCGTGACCTGCACACTGGCCGGATCAATGTTCGTCAGTGGCGTCACCACGCCGCCCTGGGTGCGCTGCACCTGCCAACTGGTGCGACTGCCGTCCCCGGTCCCGATGTACTCCTGCGTCAGGTCGCTGTCCCCCGGCAGGGCCAGCAGAAACGAATCAAACGCGCCGCGCCGGGCCAGAAAGAATCCCTCCAGCTGGCGCAGTTCAGCGTGGCCGCTGCGCTCCCGCAGGAACGCAAACGACAGGCGAATGGTGTAGGTGGGCGTGGACTGGAAGGATGCCCGCAGCTCGCGCCCGTTCACAGAGCGCAGCACTTTGGTGTTGAACTTCGGTGCCTTACTGCTGTTCCAGTCCAGCCCCGGCAGCAGCGGAAAAACCGCGTCTGACATGCTTATCCCCTTTTGAAGTCACGAACGCCTGCCCGAATGGCCTCCGCCAGCCCGCCCCGGTTGTCCTTGAACAGCCGTGACACCGAGCGGGCATCGACCGCATTGACGTGGACGTTAATGGTGTGGCCCGCTGCTGCAGGCCCGCTCTCGCCTGCCATGCCTCGGATGACGTTGGCGTACTGGGCCGGCAGGACCATTTCTTCCGCGTGCAGCTGGGTCATGGGATTGACCCCGCGCGGGATGTCATAGCCGCCGCTGGCCGACTTGATGCGCCCAGCCAGCGCAGCCACCCCGGCGAACGTGGCCGCCGCAGTCACCGGCGCCAGCACCGGACCGACCACCGGAATGGCGGCAATGGATGCATAGGCGGCCGACATGGCCTCCCAGGCGTTCATCATCACCGACTTGATGGTCTCCGCCGCCTTGATGGCCAGCCGCTTGATGCTGGCCATGCTGACGATACCGATCCGGGCAGTCTCTCCGGCTGTGGTCGCGCCGGTCTCAGCGGCCTGCCCGGCCACCACAGCTGCCGTAGCCGACTTGACAAATCCCAGCTTGAGCAGCAACTGCCGCCCCAGCCCGGCTGCCCACTGCTTCAGCGGCTCAGACACAAATTGCTGCACGAAGAACCGGCTCATGCCTTGCCAGATGCCTTGCATGGCATTGCGCCATGTGAGGGTGCCGTTCAGCATCGAATCCAACCCTTGATCCCACAGACTACTGGCTGTCTCAGACAGATTGCGAATCCAGCTGTTGTCGAGCTGGTAGAGCTGGCCGCCGATCTTCTCGTCCCTGGACCGGTGGCTGGTGTCGTTGGCGTCGCCTGCCTCAATCAGCTTGGCCAAATCCGTTGGATTGAGCTTGCCGCCAGTGCGCTCGTTTTCCTCTCTGTACAGCTTGATACGGTCGGCAATGGCGTCGCGAGTGATCTCAAAACGCTGCTGCTCAAAATCGCGCAGGGCTTCGAGTTT